CTTCAAGCAGGTTGTCCCGGTCCAGATCCCCGCCCCGACGAAGGGTGAGCATGAGGGTCTGCATCGGGATCCTGCTGGTCTTAAGCAGCGACCCTGGCTGGATCATAAATTGGAACGTTCTCCAATGCTCTTCCGGCGGTACGCCGGCTGGAACCATCGTAGCCGGGTTATAGTCGAAGTCCTCGAAGGTCAGCCCGTCCACGCCCAGCATCTGAATTCTGCGTCTCATCGTGTAGAATTGAAACACATTAGCGATAAATTGCTGGCCGATCTCCTTAAAGAAGGATTCTATTCTCCTGACCTTCAGACGGACAAGGGTCTGCTGCCCTTCCTTCATCTGCTCGAGCGTGTCGGCGGCGGGAATGATCGGCTTCCGCGACACGTTGCTGATATCTATAAACCCGGACTGAGAGTCAAGCTCCTGCTGTGCATAGAGCATTGTCTGAAACACGAAGCCGGGCAGCGACGGAGACTGGGCATATTGAGGCGGGCTGATCGATGCCGGGCTGTAGTAAAGCTTTGCGCCCGGCATGTTCGGGTCCAGCGTCCTCTTGACCGAGGCACCGAAAGCATTATCCGGCGCAATGAGCGGTGGGTTTACCGCCCTCTTCACCGAATCCAGAATTCCAGCAAGCACATTATTCATGATATCTTGCAGCGGAACCTGGTTGCGGAATTCGCTTACGCCGGGCCACTGCCACGGCACTTCGTTCAGCTTTAGGGAGGCAAAGGGAAACTGGCCATGCCAGAATGGGTTCGGCCCGTCGTATAGGACGATGGGGCCGCCCATGCAGATCAGTCTGCCCCGCGGGTATAGCCGCTCGCCCGGCCTAACCGCATAGCCATATTCCAGTGCCGGGTTCCCGACATAAACCGTAGCATTGGACGTGTTTCTCTGCGGATCCCGAATCCAGAATTCCCTGTACAGAGCCCTGGGGACGACCGACTCCCTTGATCTTTGTCCCGTGCCGCCGGAGAATAGCCTGCGAATTTGCGGGCTCAGAAACTGCCACGTTCTGCTCGATGGTATCGCCGAATGCTCGGCGTCAACCCTAGAGACAAAGGACGAGTATTGGTTATCCGGGGGCACGGCGTATCCCTTCAGGGGATATTTCTCCTTAAACCACATCAGCGGCCTCACGGCCCTGTAGATCAGCCCAACAGACTTCTGTAGGGTAAATCCAGGCCTGATTGGGATCACGTCCAGCGGCCCGCAGGGGGTCAATTCTAATTCTCCTTCCCCATTTTTAGCGTCCGGGTTCCAGACGAACCGACCGTATCCAACGGTTAGAGCCGCATAGGTTATGATTGTCGACATGATCATGTCGATGTCTTCGTTAAAGAACCAGGCCCTGATTATCTTGTTCAATATTTCAGCGTGCTGATCATAGACGCGGTTATTTGACTTGATCTCGAAGGACTGCCTGATATCAGTGAGATAACTGATCAGCTGCACGAGATTAGTCCAGATCCTGTTGGAAACGGGAGAGGCCTTATAGCTGGGGCGCCTGTCGGACCACTGCTTGCCCATCAAATAGTTGATGTAGCGGTCGATGTTTTGAATTTCCTCGTATCCTTCAAGTTCGCTGACGGCCTCTTCGTATGCGGCCTCGCACCAGTTGGACACCTGCTTATCGTGCTCGCTCATCTGGTAGGCGGCCTGAGTTCCGGATGCATCGTAATAATACCAAGCAGGAAGTTCCATATGTTCGGTTCCCTGTCAACAGGAAATTATAGCATCATTAGGAAATGAGCGCCGCGGCAAGAATCCCATGCCCGGCATAATCCGCATTTATCCATATTCCGGATAAATTTGATCCGTTCACCTCCATAGTGACGCCGGCACACGAACGGTCATATTTAACAGTATATCGCGCCGTGTTATCTCCCTCCCGCAAGCTGCGCGAGGCCCTCGCTGAATTTGACCGTGAATGTCATTCAGGCATCTCCGGATGGCATAGCGCTTGCCGAAGTCGATTATAGCACATTGGCTCCATGCGATCGGCTAATCCTCCGGAGCCTTGAACGGCGGCACGGTTTCGGGCGCAAGGTCCTTGTTGAGCCATTTCACCCCATGCTCTGCCTCGAGCTGCCTGAGCTGCCCCCTGCCCCTTACGGTCACAGGCTGGCCGTCAGGCAGGATGTTGCACGTCGTGAATGGTTTCCATATGTCGACGTTGAAGGATGAATATTCCATCTCGCACTTTTCGCCGCATTGATCGCATGCCACCGGGTCATCGACCTCACTCATGTTTCTGATAATCTCGACCCTCTTGCTGCACTTCGGGCACGAATAGCTATATATCGGCATGATCCTAAAATTCTCCAACGGTTAGAGTTTTTTCAATAATACCAGCCGTTATCCATGCCGTGCTCTATGAGCGAGTTGAGATATGTTGCCACATCCAGCCCCTGTGACTCGGCAATATCCTTGATCACCTCAACATGGCGCTCCGGTATGGAAACGGTAACTGATAGGCTCCCGCCCATGCTGCTCGCGACGTTGCTGACCGTCTTGCGCAGCCTGTCGGCCTCAGCCCGCTGCCTAAGGAGTTCCTCGTTCAGGGCATAAATTGCGCCATAGAGCGTGCTCGAATCCGAAAAGCTGCCCACTATCGAGCTGATCCTGGCGATATCCACCGCATCGATAAATACGCCGGATTCGGCACGTTCCTGGGTCAGCGGTTGCGACTCCTTTGGCTTCTCATCAACCACTTCCAGCTTTTCAGCCGGGGAATCCTCTTCCTCGTCCTTGGGCCGCTGCACAAACCCGATTGCTGCCTTTGAGGCCTCCATCATGAGCCTTGACAGCTCCTCACGGTCCTCAAACTTGTGCCCGTGAGCGCATCTGATCGGCTCGCCGGAGCCGAATCTGATCAGCAGGGGGACCGACTCGCCGGCCTCCATAAGGCACTTCGGGCACATGTCCCGCATCTCTTGCCTCCCCCTTTTGGTAATTGCCATAGATATCTCCTCCTCTAAAGGGTTTCAAAGTCGACTCCTGTAGACTCCAAATCCTGCTTGTCATGAAGTATCGAATAGTCGGTGTTATAATAATCCTGATCCTTGGGTGGCGGCGTGTCATCTATAGGTCCAGTCAATCTCGGTCTTAATTGCGTTGCGCAATAATATGCTATCATAAAAGCCATGACTGCGTCATCATGATCACGCCCGGAGAAGCGCTCGGTCCCCTCCTCCTCCTCCACAAAGTCCAGCATCTCGTCTATATCCTCCTCGCAGCGGATAATCACGGTCCATTCCATCAGCGCTTCCCGGAACCTCGCGATAAGCTCGGATTTATTGCGCCATGTGGTTTGCCAGCCGATCCAGTTGGAATAGGCGTTTTTGGCCTTGTCCTCGCGCATCCAGCGGTACCAATTCGGATACATCAGCACCTTGACCAGATCAGACGCCACCGTAGTCACAATGTTGCACTCTGGCGAGATTTCGGCAGTATTATACATGTACCCGAGTGCCGCTAGGATCCTAGCAAACGCACTAGGCGGGCTGTATCCGTGCCACCTAGCAACTTGCCTGATCGGCTTATTGAGATCCTCCGGTATGGCCAACACCTGGGCGCAGGCTGGATCTCCGCCCTCTATACCCATGGATGGGTCAGCCCCTATGTAATAAGTGACCTTCGGAATCGGAAATTCCCATATCGACAGTCTTCCGCCTGGATCATAATAGGTTCTGAATGTCTTGTTATCGTCGGCCAGCGTGATTTCGCCGCGCCATCTAGGGGGTCTGCAGAATTCCGTCATCATCCTGTTCAGCCTGCCTTTCGGAAACGCGCATCTGCCGGTTGCCGTAAAGGCCTCCGTCGGCGTTGCAGGAAATTCCTGATAAAACCTCTCGACGTCCCCGTCCATGGCCTCAAACTCGGCCATTTTGGCCCGCCGCCAGGCAAGCTGCCCATCCGTGAGCTTGTAGCCGGTCTCCTCCTCGATCTTTTTGGCTACCGCCTGCTCCTCGCTCGTTCGCTGGAATCCCGCCGGCACAGCTATTGAGTAGCCGGGCTCCCTGAACCATTCCATGAATATGAAGTCCCATCCAAGCTTTCCGCTCTGGGCGGCCTTAACGATTCTATGCCAGGTGGAATGCCGGCTCCTGCGAGCCGTAGATTCCATAATCCCGACAGATCTAGGATAGTTGACCAGGGACCCGAGTATGCCCTCGGTTATAGCTGCGCTGTTTCTATATCTGGCAACCTCGGCCAGATGCGCCCCAAATAAGGATTTCGAATATGCCGCGCCGCTAACCTGGTTGGCAGATTCAAAATAGAAAAGGCTACGCATTCCCGGCGACGTGGCGCGCCTCGAGTCCTTTGATCTGTCAAAGCCCAGCAGCTGGCCCCTGACGTCGTAGCGCTTCTCGACCTTCATCCACCAGGGCAGGTTTTCGAAAGCCGTGCGCGCCATGTCGAAGTTAACCTCAACGCGCTCATCCTCGTCGCTCATGGATATGACCTGGACGTTCGGGCGGAAAAATACGATCCAGCTCATCAATGCGACGCTGATGGTCGTAATACCGAGCTGCCGCGCCTTGAGGATGACTATTCTGATTGGCTGGTTTGCTTTGTATTGGCGGGTGAAGGACTCAATGACAAGCTCTTGCGAGTCCCAGAAGGGCCAAAGGGGCTGTAGGACAGCCCCCTTGGTTCTGATGGTGTGGTAATTCTCGAGGTAATACCTCGG